GGATCGGGAACGTCCACCAGAGTGCATCCCCGTAATCTTCATGCCATTCATCTATCGGCCTTGCAGTAATCCCTGGCGTAGGTGCTGCCGGTGCTGGGGTATCTGGGTAAAGGGTGGATAACTCGCGCTTCAACTCAGTTATGATGACTTCTGCCGCTCTGCTTTTATCGTTCCAGAGTCCATATTCTTCAATGGCACATTCTATCGCCACTTTCAGCCGTTGTTCCCGGTACTCCGCTTCCTTAAGCATCGCACTATTCCACATTTCGTTTGAAAACCGATCAGGTTCCTCTTCTTCAAACTTTTGCAATCGTTCCGCCACGTTCTTATATTCCTTGTTGTATATTGCTTTCATTTCCTCTATCTTGGCCTCTGCTGCGTCTGCACGGGCTCTCTCTGCTGCTAAATCTTCCGCTGACCGTTGTACCATCCATTCCAAATGTTCTTTATCCCCTTGGAGTGTCTTGGCTTCTTGGAGCCAGTAGCCAGCAATATCCTCCCACGGATCAGGCAGACCGTCTTGCCATGCCAGATTGATCAGAGGAGCATTGCAGAGTGTTCTGCCGTGCTTTGATTGCTGTACTCTCTCCATATCCTTTTGCCAGTCCCTCGATGGTGTTTGTGTCATTGGGCTTCCTCCCCTACCTGATGAATAATTTCAAATGTTCCGACTTTCCTTCCTCCTGCAACAATTTCCCAATCATCTGTAAAATCAATATCTTTTGACATGATGGCCGCATTTTTCTTGCATTGGTCGTACATAAACTTGAATGTCAGTTTCCCCTTGCACTCTGCTTGCCATGATTTATTGTTTCGTCCAACATTTTTTGAATTTCACTAGCATGGTTTTTCCTCCCTTAGTGGGAGAGGAGGGTTACTCCTACTCCCTTAATGATCTGTTTCGGCCCCCGGCTACGCCTAGGTTTATGCTGTCGGACGATGGCCTATCGGCCTAGTGCATCATCTATCGCTTTTATGCCCGCCATAATCGGGTAAATCTGCAAAGGCACTACGGCGTTACCAAGTGCCTTCAGCCGGCCAACCCGGTTCTTTACTCCCATTGCTACTCTTGGCGGCTCCCAATTATACTGTTCTGCTCCTTGTCCGGCAGGCCATCTATGTCCGTCCAGTCTTCTGGAAACCCCATCAAGCACTCTACCCAATTCGGATTTAATTGCCCTTCCTGTCTCATCCGGACTGCGTCTCCTAAAGTGTTTGTTTCTGGGTTCCGACCGGTTGCAGCTAATGCCTCTGGTGTCCTCGCGCCTTTCCATTCCCTTGTCGTTGGAGTCGGCCACATCTTCACCTGATCGTTCAGATTCTGACTCCATCCCTGTTCCTGCTTCCTGCTGGCTCTCGGTCCATTCGGATTGTCTCCACTCCGATAATCCCTTGCTTGCGGAGTTGCCCATAAACCTTTCTTCCAATTCGCTATGTCCGTTCGAAGGCTCTTTCTCTGTCCGCCCCCGTGACTCCCCACTGCATCCGCTGCGCTCGGTGTACCCCACAATGAAGACCCGATCTCTTCTGTGCGGGGCGCCGACGGACGCAGCTGGAATAATAACCGGTTGCGCGGTGTACCCGATGTCTCCCAAGTCAGAAAGCACATCGTCGAGGCCCAAAGTGACGTGTCCAGCAACATTTTCGCCAACAAACCAACGGGGTCTGATCTCTTCCAGTAGGCGCTTAACCTCTGGCCAGAGGTGGCGGACGGCAACCGGCCTTGTCGCTTCCCGGCATTACTGAAAGGCTGGCAAGGATATCCTCCGGAAATAATGTCAATTGTTCGCCCATCTCTAATGATTCCATCTGCCTCCAACCTCGCTTTCGTCAGTGTCTTCACATCATCGTATATAGGGATGCCAGGGAAGTTCTTTTGCAATACCTTCACTGGGTATGGCTCTCTTTCACAAAAGGCTACTGTTTTCATGCCGGCCCAGTGAGCTGCTAAATCAATGCCGCCGATGCCGCTGAACAGGCTTAAGTGATTCATGTCGCCCCCTGTAGCGTGATATATGCCGCCTCTGCCCTCTCTCGGGGGCTGGCGGTGAGTAATGCTGCGATATATAAATCCAACGTTGGATGCTGAGCACCTACGATCTCAGTTAGATTCAGGATGTAATTTTTATGATCTGCCTCTATAGCCTTTATCTGTACCTCTAGAGAGGCAGCAGGGTCAGTACAGTAGTTAGGTACTCTGTTTGACCATCGATCATCAGGTGGAAATCCATATATTGCGCCATCATCGTATTCAACTAATTCCTTCCATCCCATCAACTCCGCCAGCGCCCGGTTAAGCCGCTGGTCTGTTAGCTGTATCTGTGTCATGGCTGTGCCTCCCCTTCCTCTGGATCTGACACGCCTATTTCTTCAAGTAATCGTCTTAACCGTTCGTTGTCCGCCATTGCACTATTCGCCAATGTTGACCATCTATTTCTTTCTTCGATAGCTAGGTCCAGTGCAATGTCTGCCTCTTCTATGTTCTGTTGTGCCTCTTCTAGTGCTTTCAAAAGCATCTTCTCAGTCTCTGTAATATCATCGCGTAGCTTTATGTCTTCTAATTTCACAGTCATATGGATACCCTCCGTTGTTAGATGATGTGATTAATTATTAATTCACTTTTTCACAATCGCACTTCATGATGCTATTCGCTCCTGGTCCATGTCCGAGCGTTTTATAAAGGTCCGGCATGGTTTCGTTTTCGGATACTTCAAATACCTCTCCAATGTGATCGTTATACCACCATGGCACTGGACAGATGGGTGTGTGTTTTACTATTCTCACTTTCATTAGTTCATCTCCTTTATCTTTTTCAAGGTGGTACGGGCTAGTTCGCCGTAGTCCGCTTTAATGCTAGCGTCCTTCATAAATGATTTCCCTTGATATTCTTCCGCTGTATCTCTATGGTTGTCTTCATTTCCGTACCAATCTAATGCCTTTAGCGCTTCTTCTAACTGATCAGTTAGTTGTGTTAACCATGTATCTGATTTAGATATAAGGTAAGCCGTCTCTTTAGTGTAATCAACACTTGCTTTTGACAGTGCTGCCCGCACTTCTTTGATTAGATCAGTCATGTTCTATATCACCTTTCTTGATGTCTGAAATATTTACATTTCCAGCAGCACTATCATCAACCTTGTCTTTTATTGCAACTAAAACATCTAAAAAATGGTTTAACACAGGTATTTCTCTGTAGTAATACTGTTCATCTTCCATTGCTTCCATCAGTGTCGCAGTTACATCAGGAATTTCTTTTTCTAACAGACACTTGATTTCAAAAAGACAGGTAAGGTTGATTGAGTTCCATACAAAATCTGATCCATCCAACGGAATCACGCAACTTTCAATCTCATATTCCAACTTTTCATTGGTCACAAATCCAATTTTATCTTTGAGGTATTTTAATCTTTTGTTAAAATCCATTTCTTCACCCTCTCTTAATCTGTTTAAGCCAACTCTCATGGCACATATGTGATAATCTCTCCATGTTGAGCTCATATTCGCTCTTTTTTCTCCATATACTAAAAATCATCGTTTCTGTTTCTATTGTGTCTACGATATACTCATAACTACCTTCCTTTTTAGTCATATCCTTTCACCTTCTGTACGCCCCGTAGAGCGATTAAAATGTCACTGCTGTCCTAATCTCTTCTCGGATGCGTTCAACGTCTGCTATAAGCTCGTGGAGCGTCTGCGCTGTTGATTTCTTGATCTTCATCATCAAAACTTTCGCCATCGCACTCTCAACCGTTGGAAAGTATCCTTTCGTGTTGTAAACGGGACGTCCTTCCTCGCCTTCTTTCGCTGGCTTGCTGATTGCTCCCGTGTATTCTTTGAGAATAAATTGATACTCGTCTGACTCGATATACAGATTTCCTTCTACTTGTACCTTCATCGTGTTTCCTCCTGTACGCCTTTCTGCGGCGTTTAATTGTTTAATCTAAGCAAATACCTGACCTTGCGGTTATAACGTCTGTGTGGGGCTTGTATTAGCTATAACGTTGCATAATCCGTTTACTCAAACCCGAAAATCACAAATCCGTCCTTCACATATGCTGGATCATCCAAAATGTAGGTTATAAATGCCATATACGCCCTGCCGCTGTACGAATCGCTTGCCGCGTCATATTCTTGCAGGTATACTTTGTCGCCTTCCTTGAATCCCCGGTCATTCTTTCGAACCTCGAACTTCTTTTTACCAGTTACAACTTGTTCGTAAAATGGTTGTACTGTTTTCAATTCGTGGATCATCCCTGTTTCCTCCCTTGTTATGCCACTTTACGCAACCATTTTGCAGCCTTGTATTCTTCGATTCCTTCCTGGATCTCTTCTCGTTCAAGTTCCGGGAATATCGGTTCCAACTGCCGTGCCCGCGGCAACAGGTGGTTAGGTAATCCGTGCTTTTTCAGGTATTCGTATACATCCCATCTGCTTTTCATGTTCATCCCTCCTAACGGTTATAATCTTCATATTTCTGCACCCATCCTTTGAACAGGTACTTGAAAGCCTTTGTTCCCGTGTGCCGTCCCTTTGCAATGGTCGACTGAACGATTACCCCGTCCCGGCTGGTTTCGTCTGGATCTTGCCAAAGGAATTCAACGGTGTCTGCTTCTTGCTCTATCTCCCCGGAATCCCGTAGGTGATGCAGCTGAGGCGCTCCCTCTGCCCCTTCTCGGCTAAGTTGTGCTAGAAGTATGACTGGGCAATCCAACTCCTGTGCCAGCCACTTGAAGCGTTTGGCGACCTCCCCTACTGCGCGGCTCCAGGTCTCACCCTTCTGCTGTTTGATGTTCATTCGGGTTAAGTAGTCCACGAATATGGCCCCGACTCTGCCTTTTTGGCGGTGAATCTGACGGGCAGTGGCTCTGACTTGGTCGAAAGTAACACCTGAGCTGTCGTCAATCATCATTGGGTACTGGTTGAACATGGTGTGCGCCTTCTTGATTAGGTTGAATTCAAACTCACTGAGATCCTTCTGCCTGATCTTGGCGTAATTAATCCCTGTGATAGTTGACATAATTCGTTCTTTCAACTGATTGCTGGTCATTTCCAGTGAGTACACCAGCACATCCCCGGCATCCTGCCGCGCCATATTTGTTGCCATCTGCATGGCCCTTGCTGTTTTTCCGATGCTCGGCCGGCCGGCTAATATGTATAGCCATCCTCTGCCGATTCCTCCAGACCATGTGTCAAAGTTCTCAAACCCGGTTTTGATCAACGCTTCCTTAGTCAACAGTGACTCCATAAATGATTCTTCTGTATCAGAGAAAGACTTCATTGCGCCTTTTAACTCCGGCCGCATTTGAGTGAACATCGTGTCCAGCAGTTGCAGGTATTCTTCTGGTGTCTCGAAATCATCCTCGGTAGTAATGGCTTGAATGTCTCCGGCAAGCATCATTCCCTTTACTCGGATTGATTGGCGCTTGATGATCTTCACATAATGATTCGTGTATCCTCCAGTGAATTCTGCTTTAGCTATCCGTGATAAGTTTGTTACGCCGCCGATCTCTTCCAGCACCTTCGCCTGTTGAAGTTTCGCGCTGACGGTGATGATGTCAACCGGTTCATTCTTGGAATAAAGGGATAAGGCTGCTTCGTAAATGTGCCGGAATGCGATCTCTTGGAAGTCTTCTGGGTGTAAGTGTCCGGCCAGTTCGTCCAATACCTTTCCACCCTGTAGTACTACCGATATGATCCCTCGCTCAGCCTGTATGCTCTGTTCAGAGGTTAACAATGTCTCCATCGGTATATTCATTGCGGTTCCTCATTTCTTCTTGCAGTTTCATCACATGATCTTGGTATGAAGATGATTGCTTTTCTCTTTCCAACTTCACGACTTGTGCCGACTTGATTGATTCTTTTGTGGTCTTCCCCTCTTCCACCAGTTCTTCAAGTACTCTTTTGGCATATGCAGCGTTTTTCTTTTCAGCCTTTTTAATGGCATATTCAATTACTTCGATATCAACTGCTCCGATGAAGGATGTAATCCCTTCTAGTTGTAAAACTCCCTTGCATTTCAGTTCGTATTTATTGATCCATTCCAGCACCTGTTGACGATAATTTGTGTCAGGATTTTCAGGTTCTAGTTTTGTTTTGTTTTGTTTTGTTTTGTTTGCATAATTTTGCATTGCATTTGCATCGTTATTTGATGCATTTGCATCTGATTGCTTCTTTTCCCATCGTTTATTAGCTGCTTCGGACCGTTTTTCTGATACAGCGTCCCGATATTGCATCCTTTTTCGAAGGGAATTGGACCAAAATGTGATTCCGTCCGTTGCATACAGTTCGAATTCTTCAATGCAATCCGATACAAATTTCTGCAAAATATCTGATTTGCATTGCAATTGCATTGCATAAGCATTAAATGCGTACTTGCTCTTACAATCCAATTGGTATCCATCTGACTCGGCCATAAGTTCATTTAGCATCCAGAACCACCCATACCCTTCGGCACCATATACGCAACGCATTGCTGATATTTTCGGGTCATGTCTGGCGTTCATATCGTGCGAAAAGAATGGAGCCTTTTTTGCCATGATTACACCGCCTTGGTTTGACGTTCCTCAAACCACCGCATAACTTCGTCGGGATCAAACCGCAGTATCCGTTCAGAGATTCGAATGTGCGGCATACCTTCTTTAATCAGCTCGTAGACGGTGGGTCTGCTGATCTTGTACTTCTTTTGAATGTCTTTTGCGTCTACTAACATTGTTATCACCTCTTTGTACTTATCTTACTATAAGTTACGCAATTTGTACATCTACTTGTACATAATGTTCTGAATCATTTACTTTATGGGCATGATGGATATGATAGAAATAGGTTATGACTATAAAATGGCTGGTGAATATTGTGATCAAAAGCAAATTGCATGAACAAATGTTGAAACATAAAGTGAGAAATATATCTGAGTTGGCAAGGGTGACGGAACTGGACCGCCGCACCCTCACCAACATTTGGGACGAAAAGAATAAGAGAATTGACTATGAAACTCTCAACAAACTGTGTGAACATTTCGATTGCAATGTCGGGGATCTGCTGGAATACATCCCAGACTAAGCACTCTGCCTTTCCGCCTCGTCAATCTTCTCCTGGTAAAAGTCAATTATGTGCTTGTTCCACTCTGTGCCGCCCACATCACCGTATCTCTCTGCCTCTGCTAGTGCTGTGGTATATACGGTGATGAATTCCTTCCACATGGCGATTTGTTCTCTCATGCGCTCATCCCTTTCTTTTGCTTCCGCCGCGCCCGGACTTCTGCGTCCAGATCATCTGCGATGCGCTGCAGCTTCTTTCCTGTCTTACAGGTATTGTGGCAATAGTGCTGGAACCGGTTGTGCTGGGTAGATAGGTATCCGGCTGTTTTCTTCTTAGTGCAGCCGGCGCAAACCTTGAGCAAATCATCCAAATTCAGCAGCGTTTCCTTGCGGGTCATATCAGCGCCGCCAGTGCCGCAGCCAACAGCAGGAGAGCTCCACATATACGCAGCAGCATGTCGTTTAAGGTGGGCAGCGTCTCTTCACGTACGGTGCATATGGTGCCGTGCTGGTCACGGGTTACGAGTTGTTTCATGGGTTTTCGCCTCTTCCAGTAGATTTGTGATTACTTCCGTCTGACTATCATCCATGCTCCATACCACGCGCAGCTCGTTTGCCCCTAGAGAGCGTTTCAGCCTACGTTCCAGTAAAACTACCAAGTCAATGAATGACGCCTGTTTGGCCTGTTCTAGCTCGTCTGTGAGAGTGCCGGATAGTGATGCCAAGAAACGTTTGAACATCAGGCTTCCTCCTTGTACTGGATTCGGTCCAATTCATCGAACCAGAAGTTTTCTCCGTACTTCTCACGCTGCAGCTCAATGTACTTGTTCAATACAGAGTTTTTCTCATGGATCACCTTGTGGCAGTAATTGCAGACACGCAGACCGTTCTCTTTAACGCCCCGGCCGGATCTGCTCCGGGGCATGATGTGATGTGTTTGCGTACCGCGGCTGACGTTGCAAACCTGACACAAACCACCAGATTCGCTAATCAGTTCAGCCACTACGTATAAAGGGAACTCTGCTCGCTGTGAGCGCGTTTTGCTCTTTTTGTGGTGCTTGAGAATATCCTTTTTCCACGCCGATACTTCCTTTTTCTTCTTCTTTTGCATGGCTTACGCTCCTTTTTGGTATGAAGTAAGCTTGCTAATGAACGCACTGGCCTCGGACTTGGTCAATTCCTTAATGCTCTCTCGACCATTGAATTCAGCCAAAATGGCGCGGTAATCATCCTCTGGTATTCCTTTGTCCTTTTTAAGTCTGTTACACAACCCCATCTGTGCAGGGCTAATCAATCCCTGCGGCCCTGTGCCTGCGCTGGATCCGTTATGCTGTGCTGCTGGTGTATTTGTTTGGGCTGGTTGGCTAGGCGCTGCTGGAGGCGGTGTAGGTTCCTTCAGTTGATCATCTGATGGTTCTCCGGTATCTGGGAGGTCTTCACCGGCATAGATATATAAGCCTAAACCATGTAAAGCAATTGCTTTTACAAGGCATCTCTGTATGCTTGTATTGATCTGGAATGACGTAGGCTGAGCAATCGGTCTGTTATTGTTGTCCAACACCGGATGAATCTGTGAAAGTGTGATATCCTGCACAGTTACAGCAACTTCAACGAAGTATCCTAGCGGCGTTGTCATGAACGGCATTCCGTTAAAACGTATGACTTCCCATTTGGCTGTAGGGTCTGCTTTGCGCAAAACATCTACGGCATAAGCCCATGAGAGATAAGAAAACTTGCCTTTCTTCTCCACGTGCTCGTTGACGTTTATATTTGCAAGTTCAGTGAAGTGATTTATTTTTTCGCTCATTCTGGCACCTCCAATTCATATGTGATCCGCACCGGCTGCGCCCGATATTCCGAAGGGTTAGGCGGAGAATAGTACCCGTATAGAAACGCCTGTATATCCTCCACGCTGCCCCAGCGGTCAACGGTCATAAAGTCCGCCTTGCGCTCCCCGCGGACATTCAGGTATGTTCCATCACGGTGCTGTATGACATACCGGATACGTTCGTCCCGGGTCTTCATCTGTATTGATCCTCGTAGTGATCTACTTCTCCAGACAACATAGCTACTTGCTCGAGCAAATCAGCGTTCTCACTTTCGAGTTGTCGGATATAATCAGAGAGTTGTGCCAAATCTTCGAATTCACGCATATTCCATTCCTCCTAAAGTTTTGGTATACTGAGATTGAATATTTTAATATGCAACTGACATGGGTGGCCCTCCAACGGCTGCCCATTCTCTTTTTAGCACCCTTGCGTAGTTCTTAAAGCACGTCCTCACCCAGCGTTTATCATTCGGCCTCTGCTTCGCCAGTTCCAGGTATAAAGTGCGGTCCTGCGGAATCATACGATTCCAAACTGTCTGAAGCGCTCTGCGTGTTCCTCAACTTCCTCCACATGTTCGGTCAACGCTTCTATCAGTTTTTTGGCATCATTTATTCCGAAGTTCACCTCTACTTGCGCACCTTGTGCACCTATTTTCATTTTGAAAATTTCCTCAGAAGGATTCTTTGTGATCCGTTTTGCAGCGTATTCCATTCCGTATGTGGTGAAAATATAGTCAATTTCAAACATTTCACTCTCTCCCTTATAGTGGTTTAAAATATCGGCTATCGTCTTAAGCAGATTCTTTCACTCCTTGTACGTCTTGTAATCCTCCATGCGGCATTTATTGCATTTCAGTTTTACTGTGAACCCTCCCTGACCGTCATACCACCGGTCCTTTACTTCCCAAAGATGCGTTTTACAAGGCGGAAACATCCATTTCCATATTTTTCGTAACATGTCACATCTCCTTAAGCAGTTTCTTTCAGCTCTCTTTCGATGTAGGCTTTGCTCAGTTCAATTTCAGCCTGTAATTCCTCGTGCTCGGCCCATGTCATGACCGTTCTCGCTTTCAAGTTTCTATCATGTAGAGCAAGGAATAGGCTTTCCATGTCTACCGCAGACCACGAAAGCAGACGACCACACGTTGTTTCGATGTACCACTCTATACTGGGCGGTGGCGGTGGATACTTAGCTTGCATCGTCAAACCCTCCCCACACTCTCCGGCCCCCGGCCTGACTGATGAAATAGTCTGTTACGTGCTCCGCATCCCAGAAGTACCTTTCATCAACGATGATGTATGATTCATCAAGGAAAACCTCTTTGTTACAACCGCAAGCGCACATTACATAATCTCTTTTATTGGTGTTTGGCGACTTCAACCACTTCCGATTCTCCGAAAGAGATACTACCGGGTTTTCCAATTCTTCAGGTCTTTTAGCCACTGTATATTCCCCCTCTGATGAATTTCTTGCTTACTGCTTCAATCCGTGCGCAGATGTCGTGCTGCCACTCTACATCACCCGTCTTAAACGCTTGCTTCGATGCAATCTTGATCTTTGCTAGCTCGTGCATTACGTCTGCGTTGATCTGCATGCAATCTTCCAACTCAACTTGCTCCTCCGGCTTAAGTGGGCGCTTATCAGCAATGGTGTGCAGCTCAGCCATCCGCTGGTGCACCGGTAGTACCACGAGTTCAACCAACTTTCTTCTCCCCTTTCTGCTTCGCTTGCTCCACTTCTGTCAACATTCTCAGCAGCAACTCCGGCGATAAGTTGTTCACAGGTATCTTTACAGGGTGTCCAGGCTCTACATTGATTGATTTCATAGCGCACCTCCTTGGAAGTTTTATCCTTTTAAGTCGATTGGTGTCGGTATATAATTGATACTAGTTTGATAGATTAGTAACCTATGCAGCTTTTAAAAACTTGTTAATGAAGTAGATTTGACCTTTTCCGGTCACTTTGGAGGTGTATGTTAACTTAATCGTTCCGTCTGAGCTGCCACGGTGTCCTGTTTTGACTTCGAACAATCCAAGCTCCATGGAACGTTGCGTAGGTCTGTTATACTCAGAACCGGACTTGATCAGATAACCCTCTTCACGCATCCATTTGTACAACCGGTGTTCGCCGATCTCTACACCTTTCTGTCTCAGCAGCTTTGCAAGGTCGGCCACCAGGATGGAATCCTTGGAGATTTCAACGGATTCGGCAAAGTGAACTTTTGGCTTGTCGGCCTCAATCTTCTGCTGCAGCAACCGGTTCTTTTCTTGCTCTGTCTTCATTTGGTTTGCCATCTGTATAATGAAGTCTGGATCAGTGAGCACCTTTTCAATTGTGCTTGGGGTCATGTATGCACCGTGCTGCCGGATGCTCGGGATGACTTCGTGTGTGATCCAGCGTTTGAACTGTTTGGCCTCAGGTTTGCGGCTGCCGAGGATTAGAGTGTATAGTCCAGGTTCATTTACAGCTGTTTGAAGTCTGTCTTGTCTGCCATCATTTAAAATGACATCAGCTTTCTCATCAGAATCCAATCTCGAAACTGCTTGTCCCACATTTCCAATTTCAAGAACATCACAAATATCTTTTGCTACAAACCAAGGTTCACCGTTAATCACTGTGCTGCGTACCTCTTGATTGCTGTACATAAATTGTTGAATTTCGTTCATATTGCAACATCCCCTATGCTGATTTATTTTTTTCGTTACGTTGCACTTGTGTAACATCATCGTAAAAAAAAATCTCTCGTGGATCTTTTCCAAGGACATTCGAGATAGAAATTAGAAGTCTCCCAGAAGGCTCTTGACCATTCAGCTCAATATTAGTAATTGTCTGCCTTGAAGTTTTAGATCTTCGAGCAAGTTCAGCTACTGACATACCTCTTTCTTCTCTAATATTTCTGAGCTTGTTGTTAAACATGTGTAACACCTCCTTGACTACAATGTAGCACATGTATTCCATTTTAGTCAAGTATGTTTTCCATAAAATTTATTTAGTTTTTGTTATACGTGGTGTAAAGTAAGTATTACACACACTGAGAATGATTTTCTTATCATAATTAAAGGAAAAGGTGGTTTGAAATGTATTCATTAGGTGAGGTTTTAAGAAATCTTCGAGGAAAGGAATCGTTGCGTGATGCAGCTGACCGAATTGGAATCAGTCATACTTATCTAAGGATATTGGAAAAAGGGGTTGATCTGAGGTCCGGAAATCCGGTAAAGGTTACAGCAGATACATTAAAGTTAATATCGAAGGCATACAGATATCCTTACAACCAGCTACTGAGAGTAGCCGATATTATAGATGATGAGACTAGGGATGAATTAATCGAAGAATCAAAATTGAAGATTGCTGAGGAAATCATAAATTTACCTGAAGATAAAAGAAAAATAATAGAGGACCTGCTACGCACGTTTAAAAGTAATTAGCTGTCCCCGTTTTCGATTATTTTATTAGAGAAATATAGTGTTCAATAGCCTCTTCAAGACTTGGAGTTTCTAACACTATAGATATTTCGAGAAGCACCATTAAATCATTTATGCTTGTCTTGAGTATTCGTTCTTGTATTTCATTATTAGACATCGCATCATGCTCCGTTCTGTGCTGATTAAATTAATAATAAGCGAACGACTGTTCTTATGCAACCAAAATATGTACAAATTGTGAGGCTCGATCATGGGTTACAAACCTGGTCGATGCCTACTCGATGTAATTCTTAAACGTAAACGGAAAACTCAACAATGGCTAAGTGAGGATACTGGGATCAGCAAATCTCAGATATCCGATTATGTAACTAATAGAAGGCAAATGTCTCTGGGTAACGCCATGACAATTGCAAAATCACTTAGGTGCCACATTGAGGATCTATATGAATTTTACAAAGAGTAGGCTTGAGCAGCATTGCTGCTCCGACCCGGAGCGATGTACAGCAATTCGAGTACTGTAATTAATGATAATACATACTCTTAACATAATCACCTGCCCATAAGTACTATTTATTTCATGTCGTTAATATAACACCAAAAAAATGAAAACGCTGTCGAATGTGGTCGAACGATTGTAGGGGTAGAGCACCCTAAAAGGGGTTGACTTTCTTGATTAAACCTGCTTTTTAACGTCAATATATGAGCCACCAATGAAAGTTACAATAGACCCGTTATTATCAATTGCTTTAATAGTTTTAACGCGCCGAAGATTAACAACAGCGTGCCCCATCATTTCATACCCATACCGGTGACATATCAATGCGATATCCAACAAAACTGTAACGGCTATGTAAGAACCGTGGTCCGTGTGAAATGCCAGCACCCTAGTTGAGTGCCTATTTTTCTGCCATAGGTCGATGTAGTTTATTTCATCTAGCAAATCCAATTCGACAAAATCGGATTCCGTGTCGTCTCTACCGTACATCTTTACAGCAATCATTTTCATATTGTTCCCCCTTGGTGTGATACCTCATTTTAAGGGGATTTCAGGAAATAATCATTGTGTAAAATATGACAAGGGATTTATAGTTATTGTTGGGAAATAACTAGGAACATATAGTAAATACCGCAGCCGATGCGGATATATTAAGGGGAAATAGTGATGAAAAAGAAAATCATAGGAATAGCAGTAGCAGCTAGTTTGATGTTAACCGGAGTTGTAAGCGCGGCAAGTGTATGGGGAACATATAAAGGTAATGACATTATCCGAATAACTTCTAACGGTGCAGCGATTAAGGCCACAGATGTTCCAGCCATAAATTACAATGGACGTACAATGATACCCATTAACATGCTTGGTCAATTGGGTATTCCGTACACATGGAATCAAAGTAATAAGACGGTAGATGTTCAAATAAAGACTGATTCATCTGAATCCATAAAGAACTTTGTTGCTTATGCTGACTATTTTAATACTCTTGAGGCTTTAGGCAACTCGCTATCAGGTTTATCTGATAAGTATTTTACTGCAGCTAGGGCAATAGTCGACGATTCTAAAGACTCTGCATATCTGGATACAGTTAATGGATTATTAAATACGTTTATAGATTTATACAACTCCACAGTTAATTTGGCCAGTGATTTTCCTGATAGTGAAGTTAATAACATATTACTGAATTATTATAATTCTATTGAATATTACAAAAAAATGGACAGTGCATTATATGATTTTAAAAATTCAAGAAACAGTGCAAGCATGGATTTATTCGGCACAAATAATTCTCTAGGTTTAGACTCTTCTAAAAAAGGTTCATTCGCTGCAATCAAAAAATACCAACAGTATATTGATTTAGCATTAAATGCAAAATAATAGAACCCTTGATGCATAAAAATCATTGTGCTAAGATACAATTATAAAAGGAGCCGTGCGTCAACACGACTCCAGTGTACAATCCGCATTAAGAGCGGTTGGCTTGGCAAGGGTGATCCATGAATAGACCGGTTCCTACCACGGGCGGTCTATTTCTTTTTGTGGAATGATAGGATCAACACAACCAGTGTCGCAAACGAAATCATCAGCGTCAGTGCTTGGTATACCTCCACGGGCATCACCTCCCTTCCGGGAGATTAGCCGACCGCCCTTATGCCATTGTACCGGACTATTATATCAGACCGTACCTAAATATGGGTATGGTCTTTTTGTTACCCCTCCCCTACAATACAGACATAGAAAGATAAGGAGTGAACAACATGGTTGTTAAAGCAGACGGTACACAGATTGGTAAAATCAGAGCAGCCCTATACACCCGCGTATCTACTGAACGCCAGAGCCAGGAAGGATATTCCCTTGAGGCCCAGCACGATCAGTTAATCGCATACACTAACGATAATCAAATGCAGATATTTAAGATTTACACCGATCCCGGCGTGTCGGCCAAGAATCTGAAGAGACCCGGCGTACAGGAGCTAATCCGCGACCTGAAGGCAGGGATGTTTGATTGCGTGATCGTTCATAAGCTCGACCGGCTGACGCGTAACATATCGGACCTGTACGGCCTTGTAGAGCTCGTTAACGAGAAGAACGTGAAGTTAATCAGCTTATCAGAGCAAATCGACACATCTAACCCTATGGGACGTATGTTTGTGTACCTGCTGGGGATCTTCGCTCAGATGTTCCGGGAAAACTTGGGCGAAGAAGTCACCAAGGGTATGAAGACACGTGCGAAAAAAGGGTTGCATAACATCACTGTAGATTTGTATGGGTATGAACGACAAAAAAACGGAGATTTGCTGATTAAAGAAGAAGAGGCGAAGTGGGTCCGCTGGATGTTTGAACGGTACGCTGCTGGTGACGGTTCTCCAAAAATCGCCAAGTCCCTCAACCGCCAGGGGATACGCCGAAACAAAGGTTCAAAGTGGGATCATAGTAAGGTCATGCTCTCTCTTGGGAATAAGCACTACTGTGGACAAGTGCATAACAAGTTCAAAAAAGACGATGAGGCCATTGTCAGACAAGGAACTCATGAGCCTATCATAGATCCAGAGTTATTTAATCGAGTGCAGGTAATCATGGAGAGAAAGAGAGAAGGCCTCATCTCTCAAAACTCCTACGATTATGTATTCGGTGGAATTGTTAAATGTGCAAAGTGCGGATATACGTACACCGGAATGACGGATAAGAGAACCCCAAGCCATGCAAGACACTATGCATGTGGCGGTAAAGCAAGGGCCGGCATCTGTGATCAAGGCGGAATTTCTGAGAAGAAACTGGCCGATCTTATATTTAAGACTACCTTTGCCAAAGGCGAGGAATACACGCGAAAGCATGTACCTTCGAAACAAAATGACGAAGAAGCCGAAATCAGAAAAGCAATACGGGAAAGTGAAGCGCGGCGGGAACGATGGCAGATGGCCTATGGTGATGGGAATATGCCGTATGAAGATTTCAGCAAACGCATGCAGGCAGAGATGTTGATGATTACAGAAATCGAGAAGAAGTTATCCACAATCCCCAAACAGGTTGTTAGTCATTTATCCTCTGAAGCAGCTGTCAAGATGATCAATGACATGAAAGAGAATTGGGATTTATTTGAACAGCGCACAAAGAAGGATATCATGCAGTCAATATTCCAGAGGATTGTGATTCGAAAGGATGGAGATATTTGGAGAATTGATGAAATAGTGTGGGCATAGACTATAGTTATGTGTGGACCGGGACTCTGGTCAGTACACAACTATTACAAAACATGAAAAAAAGGCCACCCGGTTAAGGATGGCCTACCGCAGAAACTCTTTCACTTCATCGATCGGAATTGCAAACGAATATCCTGCTGCTGCTGCACGCATAATCCCCACTAACTCCCCGTTGGCATTAATGAACGGACCGCCTGAGTTGCCCTGAATAGATTGTGCGTCCGTCATGATGGCAGTCCAGCGCTCCCCGGTGGTCATGATGCATGGCCGGGCGATGTCTACAACAGTACCCTCTGAAAAACTCCAGTGTGCAAGCCCCTGCGGATGTCCTACGGTCATGATCTGCATCCCGGGATATATTTGTGTGTCTGATAATGTAAATCCCTCTGTGGTGCTGTCAATGCGTATGAGAGCGAAGTCCACGGTCCGGTCAATGCGCAGCAGCATTCCTTCATGTACTACTTTGTCGTAGGTGGTCACATCAATGTGCAACGTACCGGTGTTGCTGCCGATTACGTGGGCATTGGTCAGCAGCAGACCATCACCGATCAGTGTACCTGTCCCTGTGCCTTGGATACGCGTGCCCTCGAAACGTGAGGTATAGTATGCCGTGACAACCGCTGTCTTGGCTCGGGCAGACTCAAGCTGAGCCTGAAAGGTGTGCTGCTGGTTGTAGGGATATGCGCCAGCCGAAACAGGCATAAAAAAAGTGACCAGCAGCATAATACATATGCGCTTGATCACTTCGTTGTACCTGGATTGTTTTTCTGTAGCTCATACAGCCCTGTGGCAGAGAACCCGGCGATGGCTCCAGCCCATAGACGGTATACCAATTCCAGGTCAGTGAATTTATACGCTGCTGCACCTATGCCTAAACCGATCACAATACCGATAACCGGGATAAGGTTCTTCGGAAGAGTAACAGTCGCTTTCACGCCATTCAGCACGATAGTAACGAATACAGTAAGGGCAGTCGCCAAAGCAAGCACCTGATTTAATGCATCATTCATTTGTCACACTCTCCTTTGGGTAAATTAACACTCGTTTGGTGTTGATGGCATCCGGGTCCAAGAACACGCCACGAACCACGCCCAGGTCCCGGAGATCCGTCCCTTTAATGTAGCTGGTGCCATCGTAGATCTTCGTATCGACCTTTGTGTCACCAACATAGATACTGCGCAGTGCGTAGGACCAGCGAGCGCCCAGGGCGTTCAGGATTAGCTTAGCTGGCACCCAACTCTTTCCTTCGATCAGCAGGCCCTCGTATGGTACATCGTTGAGCAGTACATCTACCGGATATGTTCCGGCTGGGGTAACTCGAACTCCGTACTTCACGCCCAGGTATTCGCAGATTCCTTGTGCCATCGCTACAGCAAGTTTGTTTTGAAACTCTTCATTAAAGAGCAATTCTTCTTCGGATGGATTTGTCAGGAATCCCGGCTCGATTAAGCATGCTGGCATCGTCGTGTTCCGGCATACAGATAGGTTCTGATACCGGCATTTGCGGTCGGTCAGACCGGTTGTAGCCATCAGGTACTTATGGATGATCATTGCGAATGGTTTGTCCATTTCCTTCGTGTACAGCGTCTCAGAGCCTTTAGATGCTGTGTCTCCGGCGTTAGCATGGATGGACAAGAATACGTATGCACCTGCTTTATTGGCGATCTTGGCGCGGTCTACAAGCTCGACAAACACGTCTGTTGAGCGTGTGAGGATTACGTTGATCTCCGGGTTCTTCTTCAGCAGCTCGTTGATCTTAAGCACCATAGATAGGTTAAATTCCTTCTCGAGCTTCTTGGTTGCGCCTACCGCGCCGGAATCTTTCTTGCCATGCCCGGCATCAAGTATGACTGTCTTCATCGGGTACCGCCTTTCCGGGGCGATTTCCCCCTGTGATTTCGTTGAAGATGAATCGAAGTTCTTCGCTGGCAACTTCCTTGAACGCCCAGCACCACGGTACTCTCTTTGGGGTAGAAATGGCTCCCCGCCTACCCTCACGAGTTGTTTTGAAACCCAGTTTCGCCATTGTGTATCCTCATCCTCCAAATGTTTGAAGTGTGTCACCATGAACCTGCGGAACATCTTCATGCCGGATCGCTTGCCGAATAAATAAAGGGAGTACCCTATAAGGGCCTCCCATTTGATGTTGTCTATATTTTTGAAGATGAAATAGCACAGATCATACAGCGTCTCGAAGACACTCCACATTAATCCTCACCGCCGGGGCATATAGATTGTTCACTACTTCATCCCCGTTCAAGGATGCTATTAGTTGAAGTGATTTATTTGTGAAGTCAATCTGTAAGTACTCTTCCTCGTCAAATTGAATGAGGTTTTCCATCAGTTCACCTGCAATCCTAACTCTTCTTTTACCTCGTCCATGTATTCCTTGCGGACTTCACTGTAAATTTCCTCTAGCTGCGTGATCAATTCCTCATCCGTGCCGCCCTCAATCTCCATAACGCGGTTGATGATCTCGTTGCCGATGTCCTCTTGCAGCTTCTCATAGCGTTTTGGAGGTATTGAAATTGTCACAGATTCGTCATTTTCATTCTTTCCGCGAACTTTTTTAGCTGGTGCTGAAGGCGCAATCGAAGTATCACCGGTGCGTTCCATCAGGTCTACAATGAATTGACCAGCCTGAGTGTACCGAGCAACTTCGGACTTGTACGGATTCAGGTACTGACCCTTGATTCCAGGTGCGTTCAGCTTGTCTTGACCTAATGTAGTCTTATTGGCTGGTAGGGATTCTGACAATCCTGGTATGCGTGACTTGTAGTAATCCTTCACATCAGCGACAATTCCGTCATTGTATGCCGTCTTGCGCATAACAGGGTCTTGTCTGCGTGCTTCTTGTGCCAACATGGATGGACTGAATGACTTCAAGAAGGATTCGCCCAATCGCGTAGCAACGCCTGTAGCCTTCTCCCCTTGTGTGCCTCCAAACTGAGGCTGGAACACATCCTGCACGCCTCTGAGCGTGGACATTCCAAAGAGTGAACCTGCAGCTCCCGAAACGGTGCCTGTAACTTGATTCGGTTTGCCTTTTAATGCGCTCGCTTCTGCGCCAATCGCTAAAGGGAATGCTAGTGGCTGGAGCTTGTTATAGTCAAACTGTTTATCGCCTTCTTGATACTTAGCCGCTTTCTCTGCTGCGTCAGCGCCTTTACCATCTAACAGAGCGCCTACATACCGTTGAAGGGCTGAAGTATTGAAACGATATTTACCTTTACCTACCTGCTCCCGGATGTTGTCAACGTTCTTATCTCCGCTGTCATTTGATCCGGTGATGATGCCAAGTTGATTCAGGTAAAACCCAATGGCCGATAATCCGGTACCGGTCAGGCCAAGCGATAGAGTACGAATCGCTTCACGCTGCGTAGCATTCGATTTAGAGGACAGCTGAATCAATCCCTTGATAATCCCTCCCGGTGTCATAGTGACCGCTGTAGAGGCGATATTGATCGGTGTACGAACGAATGGGAATACTGTTCTTACTACCGGACTAACAACCTTTTGCACCTTACCGGATCCACTATTCAGCCAATTTGCGGTTTCACCGCCAAGGGTGTCATTACGCTGGAAAGTGGAGTTCTTCGCAATCCGGTCCGCCTGTTCCAGCGCTGCTTCAGGTGGATCGTTAACAAATTTGCGGATATGCTGCTTTATTGCGTCTTTGTTGCTACGTTTGATTCCGTTTTCCAGAGCGTCCAGGAAGCCTTGCTTCTCCATTTCACCCTTGTAGATGGCAGAATACGTTGCGTAGTCAGCACCTTTAGCTACAGCACCAAGTGACCGTTCCAGGTAGCTCAGTGGATTGTATTTTCCTTTGTATGTCAGGCCGCGAATTTCGTTTGAACCTTGAATACCTGCAGGGTTAACGCCTTCCCATCCTGCTTTCGCGCCAGTCTTCAGCGCTTTGAAATACTCTGCAGTGAATTTTACCGGGTTCGCACCATACAAAGTGGTGGTTCTTGGTGTCTTCAGGATTGTGGACAGTGTAGAATCGATCATCACACCGAACATGTCCGCCACTCTCGCCGTGGTTGCCATGGCCGGGCCAGATATTGCATTGATGGCCTGAGTACCGGAGTTAAACAGCATCGCAATGTAACGGATCGCATTCACCTTGTCCATGATAGAAGATTTCTCGTAGCTGTTTAGAATCTTCTGCATTGCCATATCTGCCTGAGTGCGCTCCAGTCCTTGCAGGTCCGTCAGGCTCTTGGACAGTTTGCGTAAGGATTCAATGTCCTTTGGTGTAACCTGCGGGTTAGCAGCGACATACTTCTCTACGATACGTTCTTGCTGGTTCATCGAAGACTTTCCAGTGATCCGTTTAAAGGCGTTGTCGGCCTTGATGAAGTCACCTTCTATAGATCCTTTGGTTACGCTGCCCACAAGCTCCTGTGCCTTTTCAAACACTTGACGAGCAATAGGGCGGATGTCTTCACCGAACAGCTTCACAAGGTCTTCAGCGTAGGTTTCAGCCTTGATGATGCCTTTACCTACTTTAGCCGCAATCAGAATGGAATAGTCAATCCATTCGTCTACCGGCAGGGAGTTTAAGCGTCCCCGGCGTTTGTTGATGCGGGCTTGTGCTGCGGCTTCCTGCGCTTCGAGGAAAGAAACGACCTTGTCCCGTGCGCGCGAGTCTTTGAGTTCATTCGGCAGTCTGTCCTTGACAGGCTTTGCTTTGATCTTACTTTCTGCACTCTTCAGGTAATCGCCAAGCGCTTTAATATCGTCCGCATTGGCACCGCCTTGTTCCAGCCGATTAAGGATGTCGGCGATGGAATTTTCTTCTTTACCGGCACCGGTGGTTTCTTGAACCTTCTCGGCAAGGTTCTTGAATTTCACACTGTCCGCAACGTCAACCACTTTTCCATTCTTTTCGGCCGTACGGATGAGGTTAAGCAACTGGCCTTCTGGAGATAACCGAGAGATCAATGATGCAGCCTGAACCGTCTGTCCGGCCTCTGTGAGGTCTTTAGCAAGTTTGTCGGCTATAGCCAAGGCGCGAGCATGTTCACCTGCTTTATCAAGCTCCTGCATGGCTCTGTATCCGTTGCTGATGTGCTGTGCGCCACTTGAACCGGACTTAAGGAAATCCGACTCTACTTTTGCCAAGTCTTTCAATGCTTCATTTGAATTTGCCAGTACATCAGCGTTCTTGGATGCTTGATATGTTTGATCCAATTTAGCAATTTTCCCTTTAAGTGTAGAGGAAATCGCCTTACTGTCGGTCATGGTTTTAAAGTTGGCCCGGATACCCGGAGTTTTCTTCTCAGGAACCGTAGAGAGTTTGGATACTTTTTTCACTTCTGTGACGATCGTTTTCTTTGCCACCGGTTCTGCCTTCACCTTCGTCTTAACCTCTGCCTTTGGTTCAACCCGCGCAACTTCGGTTTTAATCGTTGGTTTAACGTAGGTTGACTTCTCAGGGGTATTCTCCGGGAACAGCTTGTTTTTATCAAACTCCGCACTTTGGGCAAACTCGATGTCTGCTTGTGTTAGAGGCTGCTTCGCATTGACCTTGTTCATGATTTCCTGTTCGCGAGTCAAGGAGCTGCTGCGGATTGCCCCCTCTTTCGCTGTTCCGGTTGTTCCGACCTTTGCGATTACCTGTTTAGGCTGGGCAGCATCAGCAAATACTTGCGGCGCTGAGCTTTTTACTGGATTCCCTACGCCTGCCACTTCCCGCATTTCTTGATTGGCTCGGGCTGCTCCGATCATACCTTTCTGCGGTACGGCTGTGCGTTTCGGGTACGCCAGATCAATCAGTTCATTGAGGCTCGGGTCCGTGCGGTCAGCCATTTGGGACCATAGGTTCTCCAGTTCCAAATCTTCGCGTCCCGGCGTGAACGAACGTTTCTGTGCTTCGGCAATGAGGTTCTCGAACTTCTGCCGGTACACGTTCTGACGTTGCTCAATCCGTGCTGAAGTCGATGTGCTGCGCCCTGGAGGCAGCGCCAACAGTTCAGGTGATTGCGGAAGTGCTAAAGGATTCGTTTCAGGCAGGTTTGTCTTGATTTCACTTTGTGGCACAACCTCTGCTTGCGGCGTGTTAACTGCCTCTAGAGTTTCTGCTACTTCGCTGTCAGAACGTCCGGCCTTCTTCATAACTTTTCCAAGCGCTGTTGTGAATCCTTCACTAACGATGGAACCGGCATAACCAAGACCTAATCCTGCACCCAATCCGATTTGCGCATTATTAATGATTTCTTGATTGCTGTCCTGCCCGTTGATTAATCCTGCTGCCACGTTTTGGAGTGGTCCTGCAAGGGTTTCGCCCACGGTTCCCGCCGCTACTCTCCCGGCTATCTCTGAGCTTCCTTTTGGGATTAACCCCCTGTTAATCAAGGAATTTGCGGCATAGTTAACATATTTCTGACCAATACCAGTATTAAGAACTTTGTTAGCCGCCTCATAAGGGGCCATATTGGGTCCAGAACCGACCGGCGCACCTGTGGGAGTGATGAATGGTGTAACAAAGTCGTTAATGGCGTCAGTAACCTTGTCAATTACAGGGAACTTTGTTGTGTCTCTTCGTGTAGCACCGGAATTCCCGGCGAATGCACGGGAGGCAGCTACCCCTGCCGGATTTCCCTGCGTGATGTAGTTCATGATGTTGGCATATGCTTTGACCGCGTCCGGCGCGTTATCGTCTGAAATTTCCTTCTTGGTAATCTCATATTGCGAAACTCCCGGGATATCTGAGGCGTTGGCCGGGCCGCGTCCTGTCTGATGCACGAGGTTGGCTGCTGGAACCTTGTCTTTGAGCGTGGACTGTATGCCTTGGCTGGTTTGAAGCAATTGAGGTGCTGGAATTTTGTCCTGTAGTGTAGGCGTTTCTTTTGGTGTCAGACGGATGGACGGCACAACTTCTGCGGTCTTGTTCTTCGCCTGTTCAGCTTTAAAGTCTACAGCGTATGGCTCTTTCTGCGGAACTGGTTGCTGTTTCATCACGCCGGACAAAGTGTCTTTTAACACTTGACTTGTGACACTGGATTTCTGCTGCTGTTCAGGTGTTTTCACTTCTCCGCGAAGTTCTTTCTTTCTGCGTTCAATAAAAGAGGAGGCACTCTCTGTGCCCCCTCCGTTTTTTTCGCGCAATTCTCTTTTGCGTTTCTCCACAAACGATTCGACTACCATTTCGCGCCTCCTCACTTGGAAAACTTGTTGTAATACGTGGTTACGCCCTTAACCCAGTAATCGTTGAGTCCGTTCGGGTCGTTTGCCGCGCCATTTGGAGCATACTTTTTCTGGATCGCTTCGATGGTTGTCAGTCCCTTGTCGATGTAGTTACGTTTCAGGTTAGATGCCATCTTTTCGATTCCTTCTTCGATACTGTCAAACGTCATGAGTCCGTTTTTACCCATCATGCCGCCCACATTGTTCTTTGTCTTGACCGCATTGCTTGTACCGTTACCTGTCTCGTGTACAGCAATAGCCGCAAGCAAAGCAGGGTCAATGCCGTATTTAGCACCAATCGAAGAGAAGATATCTCCAGTGTTCTTAAGTGACCCGCCAAGACTTGAGTTGAGTTTAGCCCCACTAGCCGAAGCCGTAGGGCTAATTACTCCCCCTTTGAGGGTACCGCCCCGCCCCATGTCAGGCCGTTTGCACGGTAGGCACGGTACATTTCGTATTCGGACATGTCGGAGTTAAGGATGTATTCTTCTACGGTATCCGGGTTCTTGAGGTTGCCTGTTTTGCTGTCTCTCACGGCTATTTTTTCAAGGGAGGACTGGTAATCTTCATATGTCTTACCAACGTTTTTCGACTCTGTTTCTTGCAGCTTTTGCAGTTCGGCTTCTGCGGTCAGCACCTTTAACTGGTCCAGTCTTGCATCAGAATCCGACTGATACGGAGTTTTCCCGATTTCAGCAACGGTCTTTCTCAGTTGCTCCAGTTGGAGTTTAGCCGCCTCAGAATAGTTTGAAGCGTCAATACTCTTCATTGCCAGATCAAGCGCTGCTGCTTGGTTCGTTGTGCTGTTCGGATCCGTCAATTGTGTCAGCTGGTAGGCCGCTGTGTCGTTGCTGATCTTACCGGACTGTACCTGCTGCTGTAGCTGCTTGATTTGGAGTTGCGAAGTCTCTGGATAGTTAGCGAGGTCAATCTGTGCAATCTGATTTGCAATCGCCTGTGATTGGTTGTTAAGCAACTGCCCGGCGGTAGAGGCTGCATTTGCTGCTCCCTGCATGGTTTGCTGTCCGTCCAGTACTCCAGTTAAACCAGCAACTTGGAGGTTATACTGCTTCTCAGCGCTTTCCAACTCTGCGGCCTTACTCTCAATGTAGTTACCCGATTGATTGCGGAACGCGTTAGCTTGAGCGTATGCGGCTCCTGTAGCGTCTGTAAGGGCTTCTTGTGTGTAGTGGTCCTCTATGTTTCGTCCTCTGTCCTGCTGGGCTGCTTGGTATCCTGTAGACCCGTCCCATGCGGTAGGTGCGTTGTTCCGGTAAAAGGATGCATCCTGCAATGTCCGGTTGTCCTGCGTCACGTCATTGGCGTAATCGTAGCGGCGGTTCAGCTCCGTTTCCTGCGATTGTGCTGCGGCCATCATGGCAGCAAGTTCACGTTCATATGCTGCGGTGGCGAGGGAACGGTAATCCTTCGGAACCACCTCTTCTATTGATGTTTCTGAAGTGGTTGTAGGCGACTTGGCACCCATACCATTGATATAGCTGCGGAGTTGATCCGCGCTCATTCCTTTGACCATTGCGGCAGTGTTCGGGTCCAGTTGGGCGTATAAAGGGTTTGCCTGTGAGGCGATATAGTTTTTGTTGGACGCATTGTAATTGTCCTTCAGATACAGGATATCGTTGAGCGTCTTCCCGCCTTGCGCCACATAGTTTGTTGTAGGCGTTGCTTGCGCTGTAGGTGATACTGTAGGCGATACAGCAGCTTTAGGCGTTGCCACTGGAGTAACTGCAGCTTTTGGAACGGCTGCGGCATATGCGGCGTTATTGGCTGCATTGCTCGTATTGGTCAACGGTATTCCCGCTGCGGCTTTACGCTGAATCTCCGTCTGGATCTGCGGCGATATGGCAGGTGTTGCGCTGGCCTTCATCGTGCCGGTAGGCTGAGGCGCTGGAGCTAGTTTGTTCTGTGTAGGTGCCGGAACAGCTGCCGTCTGCACCGCTGGTGTGTCTACTTGTGGCGCGTTCACGGTTGAGGTGAATATAGGCTGTCCTGCCGCTGTTTTCGCTTTGGCTGCGGCTTGGAGTTGTTCGAGTCTGGTTGACATGGTTGTCCTCCTTTCTTACCAGAACCACATATTTGGTTTTATTGTGATTAGTATTCTTGCATCTGTTAGCGCATTTGAACTGGCTAGGTCTAAACAATACACCGTAATCTGAGTAAAACTATCATACGTGTTGTAATTATCTGCATCTACTGTATTCGTAGCAACAACAGAGCAATGCAACCTTTGAGAAAGGTCGAATGTGTTTGCGTTCAACGCTTCCGCACTAACTAAAGCGCGCGATATTTGTTTTGTTCCAAACGTTACGCGGTACGTTCCACTAGTTAATTTTGTGATTGTTGTAGTAATATCGCTAGGTAAATCATGGGTAGCCGATCCGTCTGCTTTTATATAGACATGAAATTCACCATTATATAAAACGTTTGTTATGTTATCGTTTATCATAATCGGAGACACTGTAGTCGTTCCGTCAGTTATTTCAAATACTTGTTTGTTGTTCTTAAGATTTATGCGTCCTCTTAGATTTCCGGTATCCTGCACATGGTCATTTGGGTAAAGTTGAAACAATACTTCTTTCACTGAAACATAACCAAAGTTAGCGTTTATTTCCACTGTTCCGCCTGTACCGTATGGATAAATCCCACTTGCAATTGACGGATGTGTAGGTTTTTGGTCTTCACTATTGTAATGAGGGTTTATCTCTAAATAGCCTAACTTTTGAATACTCGGTCTTGTCGTATTGCTTTCATACCAGCACGATTCAATTTTTAAATCTTGGAATTGTTGCAGATCAAAGGCTTGTCCACCTAATTCAAAGTCGCAATCTTCGATATTGACATTAATAATCGTTGAGTAAACACCATCTTTTTTATTCGTGATGGCTATACCTGTGTTTTGAACGAAAATATCGTTTTTAAATCTTAGAATAGTTGATATATTACCCGTACCCGGATTTGTGTTAGGACCAATGATAAAACCGTTATTGTTATTGTGAATATAATTGTCTTCAATATATACGATAACTCCAGCGATAACGCCGACAGTGTTAAAGCCGGTGATGTTCAACTTTCTGATGTTAGCGATATATCCAACAAAGTTGAACGCCGTTTGGTTGCTTGCGGCTCCAAGTCCTTGAAGGGTGAGATTGTACATATTTCCGTAGTTGGGAGAATAAGCAACTCCACCTATTAACGTAGTGCCGATGCCATAAAAAAGTTCCTTATTTGTTCCTATGAACTTTATAATAGCCCCTAACCAGTATTCTCCTTCCCACTCCATCCCGTTTTGTTTCATGTACAGCGTGTTGCTGACAATATAAGTGCCGTAAGGGAAATATAGTTTTGCTCCTGTATCTGACATTACTTGGAGTGCTACCGTGTCGTCAGTTACTCCGTCGCCTTTTGCAGATACCATCCCAGTAGGTGGGTATTTGACATTAATCCACTGGCTGTTACTTCTGTTTTCCAGTTGAATGAATTTAGCTTGTATTCCTGCATCTGATACAGGTCCGATTAATGCAGGATCTAGCTTATCAAGCGTTACAGAATTAGGAGCAATCGCGCGAGTGCTTACGGATGAAGTCCCGTATTTCGGTTCCGTAATCGTCCCATTCGCAATCTTTGCCGCTGTCACAACCAAGTCTGCAAGCTTTGCGAGTGTGATTGATCCATCTGCAAGCTTTTCTGTAGTAACTCCTAAGTTTGCAAGCTTAGAAGTGATGATAGCGGAATTACGAATATGCCGTGTAACAATGGATTGGTCAGGAATCGGCAGCTCTAACTCTGTGATGAAGTTAGAAAACAACGCATAGTTATCATTAATCGTTTGCGCAAGGTCCTGCAAGGCCGGGTCGATCACACCTGAGTTAATCGTATTACCCGGCGTTGTATTGGCGTAGTACGCGTTTAGGTTTGTTGTAGGTACGTTTCCCATGTTAACCTCCTATTCCCGATGCCGTTCCTTCCACACGATAGCGGAGGATTTCAATCGGTTCGTCTCTGTCATTGCTGAAGATGATCTGCGCATATTTGGCTTTTTTGTGAAGTTTTTTACGCTTGACTTGGTTGATATTGTCCGTGTAGTTCAGATTTGCGTATTGGGCTTCATCGTAGGCCGACACATCATACACGCCTATTTCATTGAATATCGCCTTGTCCAGCAGCAACGCTCCCGCACCGTACACAAACTTGATGTCCAGCGAGGACTTGACGGTGTACATGGCTGATTCAACCTGCATGTAATGAAAGTACGATGATTCCCCGGTGAACTCTGCACTCAGTAGTCCAGTAGCAATGTAAAACTTCACGGTGGTTCCCGAAGACTTAGCTGCTTGGTCCCAATCCGTGTACAACGTTTCGTCTAGTTTGTGCAGGAGACCCGTTGTATTGCCGAAGTACATCGCCCCGGCAAACTCCGTCAGTGACTTTGTGGACCACGGTAAGCGCCACAGGTACCATTCTTGATTTTGAGTGTCGTAGTTGAAGATATAATGTGTAGATCCCCGGTCAATCGCCAGTTTCAAGCGTCCAGTTAAAGAGTCGAACGCCACCACTGCTGCGGTCTTTTCGGCATCCGTGAATCCGAATTTGTTGAAGTCGATTTTGTTGTCCATCAGGTTCCGTGTGCTGTACTGCCGTGTGCCGGACGTTTCAACATTGTCTATGCCTGTGTCGTATATCTCATTCATGCCGTTGTCAGAGAGGTAGGCGACAGTCTGCTGACCTGTGGGATAAGTGATCTTAGCGATCCCGCGGGATGATATGTTGCCATTGTTGGTGTTCAGGTACAAATTTGCTTTGAAAGGATTATCAGACACTCCGTCATCAAATGTTTCACCGCTTATTACTCCCCAGCCTCTGCGCATGGGAAGCAGACAAAGACCTCCAAAGTCGATACCAGGTCCAGTTACATAATCGTTATCCCTCACAAATCTAAATATTTGTCCATCGTTTCCATCTACAGGAAAGTAATCATAGTGGTATCTCATGGAGTACCAGATAAGGTCTGTCCCATCGGAAACAAATACGTGTCCTGTAAAGACCCAAATGTATTTAATACCCCTAGCGTTTATGTTTGCTAGTCCGTTTTTGATTATTGGCATTGGTGCATCTGCTGCTGGAACAACATTTTTAACTTGTGATCCGTCATACTGCTGCAAGCTGCCTCCACTCGTCAGTAAGAGGTTGGATACGTCTGCATAGTCGGTATATCCTACGCCAAACACGTTTGAGCTGGTGAATGCGTTCGTCATCGTCTGTGCTGCCAAAGCTCCCGCAGAGTACTTGTACAATGTACTCCCCGATACAGCGAACAGGTCAGGCGCTACGCTCGATGCTGTAGCCTTGTATGGTATGAGGTAGGTTAATGGTCCGCCTAACGCCGAAGTCGTTACAGGGACGCTACCAGGGCGCTTGCCGATGGTGTTCACTGACTTGAGGCAAGCATCCATTGCTAACCGCTGTGACCCGGCAGGAAGTTGTCCCGGGTTCAGCGCTGAGTTCATGCCAAGGGACGGTGTGATTTCAATTGCGAATGGAGTTTCCATTACAAACCACTCCCAAACATTTCATCGACATCAGCCATGCTTGGAACATAACCACTACCAAACGTTCCTCTGCCTGTAATGCTGGCTTTCTGGACTATTTTAAGATGTTCTTTAGAAAGTGTCATATAGTGTGACACCAAATCCTTCGCTGTGGGCCTGCTTTCTAAAATAAGACCTGCTACGTAATAACAAAGCCCCATTGCACCGGCATCAGGAAATTGAACAATACTGTCTAACGAAGCAATGGTGGAAGGGTAATGAATGTAATGCAAAATATGGTCTCCAGCTGGCAGTGGGTTTCCGGGATATGTAAAACCTTTGATGTTTATCTGAAGGTTAGACGCATCTTTAAACCAACCCCGTGTGTCTGGAAACGAAACGCGCTTCTGCATATCTCTCCCATTAGGATCAATGATTCTCAACGGAGCATACATATCCGAAATATCTGATCCGCCTATCTGGAATATGGCATCATCATCTGTAGAGATATATAATGCATCCGACTTTTTTTCTTGGTATGCAATGTGGGCTAGTCTTCGCAGTGCCATGGTTAGCATTTCAAAGATAGCCGCATTTTGAACGCCTGTTTCGTCTCCGATTTCCTCTAAGAATGAGGCTGCTAGACGCTTTATAGTAGGAACTAAATCAGAGGCAATTAGCATTTCACCACATCCGATCTATAATGACTGGTTCGTCACTAAGTGAGTAATACGAAATTACATTTATTTTCATACCTTCGTACATTTGAGCATAGTTTTGCTGATTCGCTCTAGCTTGATTTTCACCAATACGAGCAATTACATCAGGTTGTTGATAGTACTTTGAAAATCCGTAGAACGTGTACACGGTTCTTAATCTATCAGGTAAGTCGATTTCATCAAATATTGTCTCGAAGTATGTCAGGTGCTTATAGTAATCAACAACCAGAGTATCAGGAGCAATCCATAAGATGCGCGGCAGGATGATTTTCCCGCTGTAAATCCGGTAATCAATTAATAGATCAGTATCAATCATTTGATTAATATCGCTTTGCAGTCTCAGGCGGTTGATTAACTTCAGATCATCGGGCAAAGTGTACTCTAAATCAGTAGTAGTTAATGTGATTTCAACAGGATCGGTAGGAATATTGATGTTTGTGCCAATATCCGCGTTCACTTCATTCGACCAATTAAGTACATCTGCGTCTTCAATCGCATATTTCACTTGACGTTCGATTAAAAACCGAATGTCAGATAGTGTTGTCGCCATGGTTTACACCCCTTTAGGTGCAAGGTATCCGCTGATTTCAAACGTTGTCTGCGGTGTAGCTCCGTTGGTGTACACCAGTCTCACGTATTGGCACAGCAAAGGCTCGTCAAACTTCGAAACAGTCCCGCCAGTGACAGCAACGGTAGTAAGTGTACGCCATGTTCCAGGATTGTGCGTCCCGTCTTGAAGTGGGTCTGCTTGCTGGATAGCCAAAGATCCGCTTTGATCAGAGTAAACTTTACCCGTCAGTCGGACGTACTTTTGTCCGTCTACCGTCCTGCTTGTGTACACTGCGGCCCCAGCTAGGTTCGTCAGGCTTTGTACTGCTAATGTTCTCGGTGCGTACATGTGATCTCTCCTTTAAAAGTTCTATGATTAGATCGTTTTGTTCAATGATTTTTTGATTTTG